AAAATTTATTTTATTTTCTTCTGTGCTTATCCATTCTGTTGCATTTCTATTGCCATGATCTTCCCAAGTACTAATAAAAACGTCACAATTATTGTTTGCTAAAAAGTTTTTCCAATAATTTTCTGCAAGATGGAAATTTCGGAAATGTCCACAAACGATTATAGCTACATTCATTTCAACCACCTTGTATAATATAACTTATTAATATTCAAGCAATATTGACTTGCGTATTAGTAAATAGTATAATACTAGAGGGAATTATGAAAAACTTATGGTTGGCTGAAATGAAACTTTCAACGCTTTTTGGTAATACGGGAGCTTTCCACAATCGTCGTATAGACGCTTCAAAAGATGTGCATGTGCTTGAAGTGAAATACGACTTGTTACCGCCAAACTCTCTTGTTGCCAAAGGGACTATAGGCGGTTTAACAGACACCTATCAAACAATCATAAAATTTTTAGAAGTAAGCTTGAAAGGAAGAACTCCAGTAACAACATTACAAGGATTAAAGAAAATATCTAGAATCAACCCAAGAAATAATGACGTTGAAGTTTTTTGTGAATGCACATTCTTTAAATGGGCTTTTAATACACCAAACTATCAAGTTGATGCACTTTTTGATCCAGCTAAAAACTTAAGAAAAGAACAACCAATTGGTTCATTGAGAGGACACTCACCGAACCCAATACAAATACCGGGATTATGTAAACATTTAATTGCATTAGTCGATTATTTAAAACAAGAAAAAATTATCACAAGGATATAATTTTCTTCATTATCAAACAATCGCCATTAACAATATCTTCTTTTTGACAATATTGAAGAAGAAAATTAATTGCTTTTCTTGTAGTAACATGGGAATCAACTTCAGACCAGTGTATGTCATCAAAAAATATGTAACCTCCAATTTTTACTTTTGACAAATACAATGTTGCATCTTTATAAGCTAATGGTTCTGAATGATTCCCATCAATATGCAATAAATCAATACTATCATCCTCAAATTGATTATAAACATTTTCTGCTTTATCTTTAATGATTTTGCTTACACCTTTGATATCAAATTTTTCTAAGTTAGCAAGAAAGTGTCTGTATACATAATCGATATCTAACTTGCTCCACCAATCAACATTTGCTTTATCTTGCATTTCTTCTAAAGCTGATTCATTAGACCAAGGATCAATACCTACTATTTCTCCTTTACCGTTTTCTTTAATTGCAAGAGCTTGTGGAATAAAAGAAGAACCACCGAAAACGCCAATCTCTACGCATAAATCAGGTTTAATATCAGCTATGCAGTTGATAAGCTTAGTAGCTTTTTCTAAACTGCACCATCCTTCAATAGATTTTAAATTTTCCCGTACAACATCAATTACATTTTGCATTACCATCTCCATTCTTTGTTGTTTCTCAGTTGATCTCTTTCTTGTTTTAAATCGAAATTAGGAGTTCCTAACCATACATTTAGCTTTTCACGATTAGATTCACTAAAAATATCAAAGTTTCTATATTTCAATGTTTCTCTTTTTATGATTTCTAAATGTTTATCTCCAATTTTATTTGAATTGGCTCGAATTTCATATAATTCTCTTCCACATATTAACATTCCATAGTTTTCTATAGCAATGAAATTGTCAATTTTCTTTTTCATCTTAGTCACATCTTGACAATTTTGTTTCTGACAATCTTCTCCAACTTCCCAATTGGTTTTCTCTTTGTAATCTGTATAACTTGTGTGATCCAAAATATAAAAAAATCCATTTTCATCTAAAGTAAAATTAACTCCTAATTGAACCAACCTATCACCAAAATCACAATCCTCTAAACTCTTGCAACCATCCATCTTCTCATTATAACCATTTATAATCAAAGCATCTTTCAAGCTAAAACTAGTACCAGCAAAAGCCCAACTACCATTTCTATGATTGTAAACAGGTTGAGATAGATTTTTTAATCTGTGATCATTAATATAGGTCTTACCACTTATTGGAAAATCAATCATTCCATTAGAAGTCTTTATATTCTCCAACCTTTTGTGCATGCCAAGCATGAAATGCCCGTTTTTGTAGTGATTCCAGTATCTTTGTAATAAATCATCAGGGAAAAACTCAGCATCATCACAACTTATTAATAATTCACCATCAGCATACAATATTCCAGTATTCTTTGCGGCAGAAATATAGACATATCCTTTGTCATACCAATATCTGTGATTTGGATGTATAGGAACATGCTTGACAATAAAAGGTAATGTTGGAATAATGTTACTAAATTTTTCTTTGTTGTCTTCATAAAATGTATCAACATAAATGAATTCAAATTCCTTCAATGTTTGTCTTTTTAAGTTTTCAACAACAGAAAAGAAATAACTATTTATTCCTTGGTTTTCCAAGAAATTATCACAAGATGCCGTGTGTATTATAAAAGATATTCTATGTACATAATGCATAATTAATCCTCACAGTAATTTAGTTATAATTACAAGAATAATTTAAAAGCTTTATTAGGTTTTTTCCAAGTGTTAAACCAATCTTTAATAGCATCATAATAGGCGTTTTTAGGATAATATTCAGGATTTGTTTTTGGAAATTTTTTCTTACTAAAAAGTTTATCACATGAATAATGACAAACATAATGATTTTCAGTAAGATTATTGGCAGGCGGAATGTGTACCCAATCACGATCAATCATTTTTATATTATTGTTGGCACAAGCTGCTTGAAAAGAATACATTCCACACCACCAACGAATTAATTCAAACTCTGCACCCAAATGATCATTTACCATCTTGATATGCAAATCAACCCATTCATTTAATATCTTTTTAAATGTCTTTGCTTTACCTACAATTGGTACAAAACCACCATTGTAAGAACCATGACCATCAACTAAATATTTTTCAACAATATGTTTGTTGCTCGATAGACTTTTCAAATGCCATTCTTCATAAATGGTAGAAACAAAAAATTCATCATCATTTATATGTTCTTCATTAAAAGGTTTTATGTGAAACATATCACAATCTAAAAGTTCAATAACTTCTTCATCATCAAACATATCAATCACTTGTAACAAACCAATTTGAATGTTCAATGGCATAAAAAATTCTTTTTTCGATTCCGGAACATAATCAAAATGTGCCAAACATATCTTCTTGGGAATATCTATATTCCAATTAAAGTCAGAATTTTTTTTCTCTATCATCCTGTTTCGTTCAATAATTACAGCAAGTGTTTTCTGATAAGCATCATTACCATAAACCTTTTTGTGCTGCTTCCAAAACAAATCTAATTGCCATTCAAACAAACCATTATAAACTGCAATAGGTATACTAATCATAATTTCACACGTCTATCATTGTATTTAAAAAGTCTTCTATTTTATATTCAACAATCTTAACTACTGAATCATTATCACCATAACTTATAATCACTTTGTTGTTTTCAACCATCATTCCAACAGGAAAATTACAGATTATTTGACCGTTTTTTCTGAAATACGGTTCACACGCTGACTCAGCTGGTAAATATGTCCTATTAGAACATTTCATAACATTAAATGGTGGAACTCCAGAAAAAATATAAGAACCATTGTCATAATAATGTTTGCTTTTATGCAATATACTAGTGTGAAATGTAGCTAAATAATTACCATCACTAAGCATAACTGCATTTGTATTGCCACGATGATGCTCTTTTATTGCCCATGGACTTGTCCAATCAGTATGATAAACTTTTTTACAAACTAAATCTTCATTAAGAAAATATATTTCATGAGGACAAACAGATACCACAAAATATAATTTTTCCTCATGCTTAAAAGGCATCCAATTTTTTTGCCTTCCTTCAAGATTTGAAGGACTTATTCTAAATTCTGGCTTGTCAACAAATTTACATCCCAATTTACCATCCATGATAATCGTCCCACAAACATATTCTCTGTCATGATCAACTCCAGTTACTGACGAATACGTTAAAAGCAAATCGTTATTTTTTAACCATGTCAATCTCGGATCAGCACAGTCTTTTATTTTCAGCCTATAAAAACTATCTTGCAAAACATTATAACTATTGTCTAAAAAGCAAGCTACAAAATTATTCTCATCAGATCTATAAACACATATAATTTTATTTTCATCATATCTGATTATAGCGCCGTTAAAAGCTCCTTTTTCCGGTAATGAAACTTTATAAAAATTTCCGTTTATTTTTGTTAAAAAGTCTTTGTTTGGTCTTGGTTTGTTATTCGGGGAATTTAAACCTGCGCCAATCGATTTTACTATTCTTTCTTTTCTGTCAAACCTATTTCTTGTATGATTTCTTATTATTGAATTATTTGCTAAATTGTTTTTATTGATTATAATTTCATTTAAACTGTTTACATCAATTGCGCCAGTTCTTCTCTTTGCAACATCAATTAATCTTTTTATGCTCTCTTCATTTGACATATTTTTCCTTAATTACTTTTAAAGTAATATAATATATACATTTTAAATTGCCAATGACCTAAAATTAAATAATTTTCAATATATAAATATTATGCATTTTAAAAAATGGTTTAGCCAGCAATCACTTAATGAAGGCGTATCTGTACTGATTGATATGCCAACACGACCACAAAGACCTATAGAAAATATACAAGATCTTTGCTACCAATTGTATGAAAAATTTTACAAAGAAATACCTTCAATTCCAAACAACGCTTTTGATCCCGATGGAAATGACTTTGATAAAAAAGAAGGTCTAGTTAATTTCTATCCAAAGAACTTAGATGAACCATTAATTCAATTCATTCTAAATAATATCATTAAAAAAGCAGAAGAATGCAATGCAACAATACAACCAAACCCAATTACCAATACATATAATGATTACATAAAAACTCAAAAATCAAAAGATCCAAGAACAAATGTTAAGAAACTAGAAAAATATTTTAAGGATTTAGGATTTCCAAACCTTGATAAAATAAGAGTTTATAGATTTAAAGCAACTGTAAAACCACAAGAATTAGATGATAAAATGCCAGAAATTAATATGGGATTTGATACAGCAAGAATTATTTTTGAAGAAATATTCGGACTACCACCAGCAGGAACTAATCCTCTTCATATAGCAACTCAAGCAATAGCTGGAGAAGAATCAGAAGACTCAGAAGAATATAAAGGCTATAGCTTCACAGCAGATCATATTATAAATGTCTATGAAAGATTGAAAGGTATCAAAAACGCAGCAAACGAAAAGGTATATGTCTCAAAAAGAAAAAATGGTCAAAATACCAGTTCAGAAATTACTTATCAAGAATTTTTGGCAATAAAACCATCAGGAGAAGAACCTGCTTCTGAAATAGATAATGAAAACGGCAACTTTAAAATAGACAAAGAAAAGACACTACCACCCGGCAATTATGATATGTATTATTTCAATAACACAGCGTATTGCGTGAAAAAGAAACAAGATACAGGCGACTTGGAAATAATTGCTGGTATGGAACAAATTCCTCCATCAACTACAAAAAAAACTATAGGACAAGAAGACGAATACGGAATTTTTCAAGATTCACCCTATCAAGACCAACCAAAAAGAAAAATCACATTTAAAGATTATGGCGTAAATAAAGATCTTATTTTGCAACGAGTAGAAGAGGTTTACAAGCTTGCGCTATGGGCTAAACGACACGGACACAATAATATGTTCGTTGCCTAAAAAGTAAATTTTTTCATTACATACACACCATGCAATTTAAAGATTGGTTTATTAAAAATTTCTTAATTGGTTCTAAATAAAATTTTATATTTCAATCATCTTCAGATTTTTTTACATTCAACAATTCTTCAAGCTCTTCACCTCTAATCTTCTTGTTGTTTTGATAATCCCAAATGTATTCAATATCATCAGGAAGAACATGACCAACCCTCTTGGCATATTTCTTCAACTCTTTGACTAAATTCTTCAAATTACTAGCAAACAACGCCCTGCTATGCGCTTCAAATGTTCCCTTTTCTTTTTTGCCACCCGACCAACTGAAATAATCTTTTGGCTTAAAACGAATTCCATACTCGTAACCACTAGAACCTTCATTAAGCGAAACCCACTCAGAAAATGTTTTCATAAAAACCTTTCTACATAAAACTTAACAAATCAAACCAATACCATTATCAAACCAACCTTGTCATCACCATCACGAACTAAAACAAACCTATTATCTTCCATAAAACCATAAAATTCACAAGAAGGATAAAAATTTCTAAATGTTTCATAATACTCTGAACTCACAACCCTTTCACAAGCACGACCACTACTATCACTATTAACCAAAACATGACCTTTAACAGAATAACTACTATCAGTCATGCGATCAAAAGATAACTTCACACCACCACTTACACTCATGTGCCTGTCTATAGAATCTTTAATCCTATCATTAGCACTGCCAATTCCAGAAACCTTACCAGATTCTACAAGCTTATCATACTTTTCTTCAAAGTAATGCCTCAAAACATCATTCAACTTTAAAATAATGTGACCATCGGTGAACATCCCATCTTTAGCAGCAATGTGTAAAAATGACAAAAAATTCCTACTGCTCTTAACAGAATTATACAACTTTGATGCTGTTAAAGGCTTAACACCACCAGACTTAGATTCTAAAAATTGATAAAATGTTTTCATACTAATCTCCTCAAAATTTTCTCCAAACGACTCTTCTCTTCTTCTAACTCATTTAACCAATCTTCAGCACTTATAGCTATTGGCTTCTCTAGTATATAATCACCGCCAAACTCTTTCCAAATTTCCCTAAATTTATCTGTGCCTAACTCCATAACCCTATCAGTTATCTCTCTAGCTAACGCATAACACTCACCCTCCAACTTTTCAATATCTTCTTCCAAATCAACTGTACTGTTTAAAGCACTGCCAAATCCAGATTCACCACTATGCTTTAAACTCAAATCAAACTTATTAGCCAAATTTTTTACCGTGTTCCAATCAAAATTATTATCATCATCACCAACAAATATCGTGTCCCATTCCACATCAGATAAACGTAATATGCCCTCATCCCAATGATGACTACCAACCGCCCTCTTAGCAGCAACCGGAACCTTCAAACCCCTAGCATTGATTTGTGTATTCACATCCGTAGGATAATATAACAACAACCTACCCTCTCCTCTTAATACCAATCCACTTGACCATACACCCTTATTCACAGACACACTTATCTCTTCACTACTCTTTCCCATAAGATATCTTAACGTATCCTCTAAATTGTGCGACATCCTATTACGATTTATCATGTGATATACCTCAACACGATTTCCATGCTCTCTATTAATCTCTTGAGCACGTCTATAAGCATTCCATGTATCAGCCTTAGCTTCTTTCTTGCTACTATAACTCAATTCTGGATGAATACCTAAAAATTTTTCCATGTCGCTAAAGCGACTCCTAACTCTACGCTTAATACCTTCCGAATACAACCATTCTTTGAAATTATTCATAATTCATATATATCAAAAACTCAACCGAAATATTATCTCTTTCACCACAAATCAAAACAACTAAACTAAATAAATTATGAACTTTAAAGGCTGGTTATCACTAAGTGAAAGCTTCAAAAAAACTCCACTGTTAAATAACTTGCATAATTATTTAACAACACAACAAATCAGTGATGAAAAATTCATGATTGAATTTTTGAATTGGTTCAGAAACAACGAAGCTGAGTTTAGAGAAATAAATGTAGATTGGAAAGATGCGAAAAAACCATATGTGCTAGATAATGAAACAAACCCAGAATATGATGCCGAAGAAGCTAATGATCCTGATTTTGCTAACCAAATTCAGCCAGAATTCTTTACTTCCGAAATAGAAATGTATTTAAACGATACATTGAAATTTGATTTAAATAAAGATTTTAAACATGTCGGAAAAATAAAAGAGTTTTTACATAAACCTAAAAATTACATTTACCTTCGGGACTTCAAACATTATGTACTTCATGATTATTTAAACCACGACAATTCCTTAACAGAAACTCCTGCACATAGATACTACATTTTCAAAAGACTATTAAATCAAAATAATTGGCTTATACATTTTTCAAGTGATGCAAAGTCCATTAAAAGAAATGGATTTCAAATTGGTGTTGAAAATATTAATGATTTACCTCTTACTAGAATCTATCCACACGCAAGAGATAAAGCTGGATATAACTTTGCATATCTTGTTAAAGATTATGTTGATTCAAACGTACCACTTACATATTTATTAAATCATGATTTTAAAGAAACCGCAAATAGCGGACTTCTTATGTTCAAAAGCTCTGGAGTTATCGTAGATCATTTAGCAGATGAAAACGAAGAAGTTATTTTTGATGGCACTAGTGTAAACCCAAAAAAAATTGTTTTAATTTTACCAGATCAATCATCAACTTACAAAAATTGGATTGTTAAATCACAAAATCCTGAAATCCCAGATCCTTTCTCTGGCAGTATTTTAGATGCAATTAAATGGGTAAAAAATAATTGGAAAAATAATAGAAATGTTATTTTTTAAAACTAAAATCAACTAAACTAAATAACATATCATGAACTTTAAACAATGGCTAATAAACGAAGTATTAGATGATGTCGCAACAAAAGATACATCAAATATAGAAATACATAAAAAAGAAAATGCAGGAGGACAACAACCATCTTACATACATAATTTTGAAAAAGATGGTTATAATTATCAAATCAAGTTAGACCATGACATTCTGCCTGTTAATCAAACAACAAAATCAATATTCCCAGAATTAGAAAATGTAAAAAAAGATGAAATCAGCGGCTATAGTATTAACCTATATGGACCTAATTTAACATTCCGCCCAACAGGTCTTTCAGGTATTAAAGCTTTCGATATTTACGAAATCTTACTCCTAACTATAAGAAAAGTTATCGAAGACCCGCAATACCCACCAGCTGATATGCTGTCATACATGCCATCTGAAACAAAAATGATTAAAATATACAAGACATTCTTTAAAAGATTTTTCCCCAACTATCAGAAACTAAACAGCACCCACGCCTATTTAAGAAGAGATTTACTCCAACAAAGCTAAATAACATATCATGAATTTTAAACAATTTGTTGAATCAAATCTGCCAAAACTACAAATAAAACCATCATCAGATGATGTATACGAAGTAATGGATTCTAACTTCACATACCCAAAACTTATAGGCAATAAAACAGTTGACATAAAAGAAATCAAAGGTATGCTAGATTTGTCTAACCCAAGACATATCGGAAGAGTGAAAGACTTAGCAGAAAAAATCTCCTCACCAACTGGCTATATCTCCAGAATCATAATTGATGACCAAGGACATGTCATTGAAGGACAACATAGATTCGAAGCCCTTAAATCACTAGGATACAATGAAATACCAGTGACAATAATACAAGACCTTGAAAATAAATACAACATTGAAGAAACATTCAACAAACTAAAAAGCTTAAAAAAATTACACTCAGATCAAATCAGAAGCCTAATACTAAACTCAATAGAAGCTCTAGAAGACTCTGGAACACCAGAACAAACTTTAGAAGATTATTCTATGCCGAATTCAATTCAACCTTATTTTGAAATAGCAGTAAGGTCATTAACCAGAAAAGACTTATCATGACAACTAAAAATCATAATAATCTTTAATCTTTAGAACAGCATTATTGTAAATTTGTGTAGCACGAGAAGGAACAATTCCCATCTCGTCCGCAATTTCTAAATTCTTCATACCATCTGCTCTTTTAGTCAATACTAACTTTTCCGCATCTGTTAAACTTTTAACCTTCAAAATATCATCCAACCCTATATTTTCAATAGACGGATCTCCTGTTAACGATCTAGGCTCATCCTCATTACCAATAACATCATGCTGCACATGAATCTTTCTAATTTTTGAATTAGCCCTTTTTATCATGTCTATAACAGATCGCCTAATCATCACACCCACTAATCCTGCCACCTTCCTATAATCCATCGTCCTGTCTTCAATCTTATTCTTAATCTTACGCCACACTCTTATCAAAGTATCATTGACCACTTGCTCCTTATCAATAATATTACGACCTATCAACATTCCCTGATAAGCCTTAACATACACATTCATACACCTTCTTATAGACTTGTCTAACTTACTGTAAAATTCATCATCCTCATCAAGATGACGTGCATACCACAAAATTATATCTTCCAACTCCCTAGTACAACTCAAACTTTGCTCGGCACCAATCACACTTTGCGCCTCATTCAAATTAATGCTATTAATATATTCAAAAAATGTTAACATAAATACACCTCATATATAACTTATACATAAAATCTCGGCAAAATATTTTAAATTCTCTACTAACAATTTAAAGCTTCCAAAAATTGATAAAAATATATGTATTCACAAAAAACAAAAATGTCACAAATGTTTAATATAAAAATATTTATCAGCAAAAATAAATCATAATTAATATGCCGCATACTTAGAAGATCGATCATTGTTTTCAATACTGTCTATTATATAATTATATCTTTCAATAACTTTGTTTATAAATTCTGCCTTGCTAGGTTCAGATTCTTTTAACTTTTGCTCATATTTTTCCTTCTGTTTCCTGAGTGTAGGCAAAAATCTCAAACCATTATCTCTCCCAAGTCTGGATAAATAATAACCTGCTGACCTTTCAATACCACCATAATTGTCTATATCTGGCAATATAGAATCAATCCAATTCAAAGCAATCGGACTATCCGTTCTGCTATCATCTAACGCAGACACAAAATAAGTAACCAAATCACGATCCATGTCTTTAATAAATCCTTCCCTGTCCCTAATTGTCTTAAATTCTAATTTAGAATTTCTTATATTATCATATATCTTTTCCCTGTTGTTAAACAAATTAACAAATTTTCTAACTATAGAAGGAGGAATAGGCTTCAATACACCTAAAGATTTATTGATAAATTCAATAAGATCATTGTAATATTCCCATTGACTTTTCAAATTGTTAAAATATTCTAAATCATATTTTTCAATGTCTATTTTGCTGTTAGCCTTATCAATTACTAAATCTTTAACTTTAGCCAAATTGGCTGGATCAATACCTTGATGATCTATATAATATTTGTCAATTCCAATATCAAATCTTTTCAAATCATCATCAGAAAACAAATCAGATCTTTTATAAAAAAGCTTAGTCAAAGACGATGAATCAACATTCCCATACTTACCCTTTTCATCTAAATGCTTACTAATAATTCCCTTGTAACCAACTTCTGGGAACCTAAGCAAAATAAGGGGGACAGTAATTAAATGACCGTTTTTGTTAAAAAACTTATTAGTAAGTCTGCTTTTTCCATCACCAAAATAGCTTGGAGCTAACTCTCCCACAAACGCTTTAACAAAATCAGCGTCAAGTTTAAGATTACTATCAGACATTATTTTTTTTACGATTCCTGAAATAAATATTAAATTATTTTCAAAATCCTTCTTTTTATCATCAAAATTGAGATACTTGTAAAAAGTATCTTGCAAATATTTACTACTAGTATTTTCAGGAATAATTGTGGTTCTTCTTTCATTGCCAAATGTGTCACTGTAAACTCCTCCACGACGATAATAAACACCCCTAACAACTCCTTGTTTACTGTCTAACCATTCTTGCACTTTTTTGAAAAATTCAGGAATATCTAACCCATAACTCGTTTCTTCAGGCACTGCTACAGATTTAATCTCTCCTTTTTTCTTTTTGTCAAATCTGCGAATGTGTATCCTGCTTAAAGGATGCTCAATATTTCTGTCTTCCGCACGAATTAAATAAGCAATAAAACCACCATTTGCCAACTCACAGTAAACACTTGCTTTATTACTACCATCTTTCAAATTCATGCAACTCGTCCAACTACGACCCGTACTCATACTAGCTAAATCATGAGGATTCTTACTAATAACTATCTCAAAATTAATTTTCTTGACTCGATTTGGATCATTTTGAAAACCTTTGATAAGATCATTATAATATTTTTCTGATATAGACTTCTCATTTTCATATTTTGCTTTGGTAATTTCACCAGAAGATAACCGTCCATCCAACTTTTTAATGTCTTCTTCTAAAGATGCACTTAATACTTTCATCACTTTATATTGCCTGTTTGAACCTATAGGACGAACCAAACCAGATTTATAATCAACCAATTCATAACCAGTCGCAGCTGGCAAAACAGGTCTAACGATTCCCTGTGCATCCACTTTATTGATTCCTTTAAAATCATCCATGAATTCTTTTATTTCTTTTTCATAATCGCTGTCTTCCACCTTGTGATCAAATGGAATGTATAACCTGTCTTGACCAGCTTCCCACCAATTATTAAACGGAAAATCTAAAGATCTTGGCTTACCGCCAACAAGACTTTCAACATCTTTTTTGTAAGGTTCGTATTCTTCTAAACCTTCCAACCACATTTTAAAATTCATATTGTTATATATCACACAAATAAAAATTCAAAACCAATCATAATACTTATATAAAAAAATTCCGGCGAAATATTCCCTTTCTCGCCACAAATTAAATCATACAAATCTTCACCTAAAATTCATCCCATTATACTGCAAATTCCCATAAATATTATATGGAAGAAATTAATCTCATAATAAACCATGTCACAACCATGAACCCAGCACTACCTAATTCTCAACAAGAATTAATTAACACCCTTTCATTCATCACTATCATACCAACAACCACCATCTTCATCCTCTATGCAATCTATGAAGAATATTTCAACTGCTAATATAAATAAATCATGATCACATTCTACCAATTCTTAATCGAAGACCAAATGTTAAGAAGCCAATTAGAAGATCCTGAATATGAGGTTGTCATAACTGGAAGAACAATAGACCAACCAACTCTCGAAATAAAAGACATAGGTTCAATAAGACTTTATTGGAATACAAAATATTACTCAGTACATAGCATAAAAGGTCAATCAAAAGGAGCAGGAACAATTTTATACTTTGCTGCCCTTGAATTCGTAGTCAAATACGCAATAAAACCAGTAAACGCACTACTAGCATCAGACACAACACTATCTCCAGATGCAATAAGAACAAGAAAAAGAATACAAGACCACTACGGACAATTTATAACTGTGTACCCACACCCAGAAATAGAAAATGTCAAAAAACACAACTGGACAGACGAAAGATTACCCGCAACTCCCGAAGAAGCAAGCATGTGGAGACTCAAAACTCTTAACCACCCATTCTACTTCAAATTCATTTCAGAAAATCCACAAGTAATCATAAACTAAACAATTCTCAACTTGATAAAATCATAAAAATAAACTAAATATACCCATGACCACCTTCAAACAATGGCTGTTAAGCGAAGCAATAATTGACAAAGAAGAATTTATTAAAGAAATTAATTCTACAGAACATTCTTATTTACACTTACAACTATCTCCTGATGGAAAAATATTAATTACAAGCCCTTATATTGAAAACGATGTAATAAAAATTGATAAAAAACACAAGTCAATCGAAGCAAAAGGATCATTACAACCATTGTCTAAAAATTTTGCAAATGTAATCAACACAATTAAAAAAATATATCCTGAAATATTAAACTATACCATTTCCTCAACAGGAGTTGCTGGATTCAGAAATCCAGCAATAAAAAATAGAACAGTACAGTATTGGATTGACCAACAAAGAACGGACCCAAAAGCAAATCTACCAGAATATTTTTATCACGGCACCTCTACAAACTTATATAATATGTTCATCAAAGAACAAGGATTAGTCCCAAGACAAATATCTGGAAGCTCTGGATCTTATGGAGCATCAGTCAAAGCTTTATCCAGAGGAATGTTTAATTATCTTACAATTCATCCCGATTATGCCACAAGAGAAGCTGCTTTGCAAGCAGCAAGAAATCATGGCGGTCTTCCACTCATATTAAAAATTAATTCATATGCAATAGATCCAACAAGACTTTTTCCCGATGAAGACGCAAGAACAGAAAGTTGGGAAGAATCAATGAAAAAAATAGGAACAGTTGCCTACAAAGGCATTATCCAAAACTCAAGCATCATACCATATGAAATTAGCAAAGATAATAATAGATTCAAATGGTCACCTTATGAAGAAACACCAATAATGGATCATCCAGCATATGAAAATTTAACTATAACAAAAGAACATAGAAACAAAGATTCCATATTCTTTGCACTTTATGATAAAGAAATAATCGACATAAAAGGCAACTTACTTAAATCAATAACCAGCGAAGAATTTAACAAAATAATCAAAAATGCAAAATGGGCAACTAATGCATGGCTAATTCACGAATCAATGAAAAACGGCTCATTAAAACATACCTATAACAATGTCATCAGTAAAAGTAATTTTAATGAAAAATCACAAAAAATTGTACTTGATTTGTATAACAATGGCATTTTGGATGATTATTTAGGGATGAAAAGGATTTACACATGGGAATATGATGAAGCAATACAAGGCACAATAAAATATGCTAAACACCTTGGCAAAAATTCATGGCAAGAAATAGAACAAAAATTAAAATATGTTTACTCAAGAAACTATAGAGATGAAAGCGACATGTTATCTGCCAAAGAAGCTAAAGAAATATTAGGAATCACATAAACAAAAACAAATAACCTAAACAATATATAAATATTATGAAAACATTTTACGAATACATCGCACAAGCTCCACCTATGCAGCAAAATCCACCTGCTCAATCAGCAGCTGAAATATTAAGACAAAGACAGCAAAAAAGAGCTGGTGGACAAGGAGGTGCTTCTACTCAGCAAAATCAAGATGCTAAAGCAGCAGCTGAAAGATTACAACAAAGGATGCAGCAAAGACAAGGTGGTGGCAGTACACCAACCCAAAACCAATCTGATTCTTCCGCTGGACCTGCATTAGCATTTAAATTAGCAACAAAAGTTGGATCTGATATTGAATTAGATGGAGAAGATCTTAAAATAGAATCCTATTCAGGAGATAAAGACAAATTTCTATTCAAAGGATCTGCAATAAATAGCAAAAATAAAGACCCTAAAAGATTTCAACAAGAAATTAAAGAAAAATTAGAAGCATATTTGAATTTCTCAGCAAACGGAAACGCTAAAGATTTTAAAATCAAAATTGAACCAAAAAAAGAAAAAGCCTTTCCTAGTCGTCCACCGGGAGCACTTGGTCCATTACAAATAATGCAAGAGCTTGAACTAAACAAAGTCACATACTCACATGTCCGCACAGAAGACAAATCACATATAATTTATCTTCATGATAAAAACGGAAAAAAGACTAATTTTCTTGACAGAATAGAGGATTTTTACAATAGCGATAAAAATGATATATACAAAAGATTTGGCGTTGTAGAAGTACCAAACCCAAACAACGTAACATTCGAAGGGTCTATAACTATTAAAGAATAAACCATGACCACCTTCAAACAATTCCTCGAAAATGATGAAGAACACTCAGACTCCTTGAGACAAACAGGCTTTTGGGGAAAACAAGGAGCAGGAAGTATCGTCCTCGCTAAAAATACAGGCAGATTACTAATACCACATAGATCTCAATATGTGCAAGAACCAAACACTTGGGGAGTTTGGGGAGGCGCTATCGATAGCGAAGAAGATCCAGAAGAAGCTGCTAAAAGAGAACTTGAAGAAGAAGCTGGATATCAAGGCGATATCGAAATGATACCACTATCTGTATTCTCCAAAAATAGCTTCAGATATTATAACTTCCTCGCCATAATAGATGAAGAATTTGAACCACAACTAAATTGGGAAACTCAAGGATACAAATGGACATCACTCGATAACCTCCCAAGTCCACTTCACTTCGGACTCCAATGGCTCATATCACAAGATAAAGATAAAATTCAAACAATCATCGATGAATATAAATAAGACTAAAAAATAATCATAAATTTCCTCAAATATCAATCAATCACAACATGACCACGACAAGCTGCAATGTTTGCCCTAAACATTGAAATCAAACCTTCAAAAAGCTCTGATATAAGACTTTTAATTTGATTTACACTTATATCACAGTCAATGCTTTGCAAATAATCATATATTTCTTTTAATGTGCTTTCTTCAGGAATAGGAAGATTCTCACCATTATACAAAAACCATGTAAATATTTCATGAATCAATTCTTCTACAGAATTTACCGGAGTAAATAAATTATTTCTATACATAACAGAATGTCTATCCAAATCATAAGTTTTTGCCGATCTAAATTTAAAAATTTTAGATAATAAAAATCTTCTGTTTTCTAATTGTCGAAATTGATCTCCAGATTCACCACCACTAACCATAAGAATACTATACAAATTAATTCCACACAATTTTGAATAGAAATTTTCAATCAAATGAAAACAGTCTACAAGTTTTGATTCTGTATGATCAGAATCCATCAAAGCATGAGATAAACCATGCAAAACTATCCAAGGCTTCCATACATCACCACCAACTATTTCTTTAACATAAACAATATCAGTCTTGGGAATCCCTAATTCTTCAAAAAAATAATTTTCATAATTCGATAGCAAATTTATCGAAAATTCTTCTTTTCTACCAAAATAAATATGAATGTCTGTACTTCCCCTTTCCAAAACATCATACAACTTCGGCACAACTATCTTCTTCGCAACAGAACTAAAATAAGAAACATTCTTTTTATTTTCCTCACTACCTTCATCGCCTATTGGCTTCCAACCCTGCATAAAACCAAAACCACCCACACTCTTCAACGATTCATGAAAATTTCCTCTTGCCTCTAAATATTCAAAAAATGTTTTCATAATAAACTATTTATCACAAACAAAACAAAAAACCCTACCACACAAAAATATATCAAATATACATAATAACCACATTCAAACAATTCCTAGAAAACAATAACTAAAAACAAACACTACTTCACCCATACACCAAACTGTCAATACGCTTATATTTTATATTGAAAGCATTCATCAATAATTCCACTTCACGCAAACACTCATCCCTACCACCACCCATTATGTAAGCTCCATTGAATTTACGCAATTGTCCCACACTTATCCAATTTACAATCAAAGGATCGTCACCCATCTCCTCTATAGCATCCTGTATTTCTAACTGAATCGGAGTCATTTCTTTCACATCATCCGGAAAAACTAGATCTCTTGAATCGCTTTTTCTTTGAGAATATAACTCCCTAATCGTAGCAATTATAATCCTGCTATCCATCCCGCTATCCATCCAACTACGAAAGTAACCATAACCCTTGTCCACAATCTCAAACCGATCCCAATTTACTGGACTCTCATCTTCGTAATCACCAGATAACTCTGTCACTATCTCTTCCCAATATAATTTTATACTATCTATTGTGTCACTAGTTAAGCCAGAATCCTCAGCATTCACAAACATCAAAACAGGACCAGTTTGCTTGTTTACAAATGATATAATTTTTTCACAAACATCAGACATTGGACAATATTCAGGCTGCACATCCACAACAATGCAAGGATAACTACGACCCTCTAATAACCATTCATTAAATCTTTTCATAACAACTCCATAACCAATAATTACCCCGGCGTAAACTCACTCCACACCACCAATCTTCTCCTTCATGTAACGATACACCGTACCCTTCTCTCTTCCAACAGCAGGCTTCTTAAAAAACTCAACAATAGGTATCCCACTCTTCGCACTAGCCCGCCTAATCATGTCACTGTGCGTACTCAACTTACCACTAGGATCTCCCACAAACGACACAAACTTCTTGTCCCTGTTCGTCTCCATAAACCTAGCAATTACATCACTCAACTTGTCTATCGCCTCATCATACGAATCCCTGTCAAAAGGCATTATCCTCTTCGAACCTATCCTCCTACCTATCTCCGTCCGTTCATCAGACCAATCCTTTGTAAATAAACTAGATTGCATCGCCGTATCATCAAACAAACCCGGATTGTCATACTGAGGAAAATTATCCCAATCATCACTAGGAACCACTCCCAACGGCTCCGATATCGTCGCCATATAAATACGACCCATTGCAGGATCTTCTCGCAACTGATGATACGACCTGTAAAAATCACTAACACACGACTTACCCCAAGGCTTACTCTTCGCACACGGAACCAAAACAATCGTATCAACACCTCCCGGAACCTTAAAATTACTCACCTTATCATGATAAGCAACAATCTTAGAATTATTCATTATCGCTAAAGTCTCTCCCGGTGTGTACGCCGTTAACTCAACATCCAACAGCGGATTAGACTTAACACTCCTCGAAACAAGCTCAGGACGAATTATTTCCCACTCAGACTCACTAGGATGCGAATACTTACTACCCCTCTTAGGTAAACCTAATAACGACCTCTCAGCTGAACTCAAACTCGTCTCAACTAACCACTCTTTAAAATTTAACATGATAAAATATTTATACCGCACGAATATTTTGTAAAAATTGTTTTTTCTCAACACTACTAGAATCAATTGTCAAATTTTCAGGAATAGATGGATAACCCTTCGGAACATAATCTCTTTCGTAAATGTCTCTCCTCATCCACTCATTTATTCTTACCGAAACATATTCCGGAAATATATTCTTAATAGAAAGAATATCATACGCATCTCTGCGACCCTCTGGATTCCTTATTTCTCCAGTAACAGGATTGGGAGTTTTTGTTTTTGACGGAATCCATTTTAAATAATCAGGATTATTTTTTTCGATAAACTCACGAATTGCATAAAAAACAGCACCCAACACCTGAATACCAACTCCACGCCTCTCATCCTTAGAATTGTTACTCCCCCTTCTAAACTCAACCTCATAAGCGTTTGATGCCAACTCCTCAAAATATACCAAATAACACCAATTAGGACTACAAACATCACCCTCAACATCAAAATAAAATAAATTATTGCGAATCCACTCCGAATACTTCGGCTTACCAATATCACTTCCTACAATACTCTCAATTATAGCTTCATAATCACTTAACCACAAATAATCATCTCTTTGTTCCAAATATTCAAAAAATGTTTTCATGATAAACTATTTATCACAAACAAAACAAAAACCCCACCACACACCAAAAAAATACCCCGGCGCATTTTTTTAAAACCCACACCAACCAAATCTTTTTAGGTATTCATAAAAACCCATATCACACCATTACAGCAATTCTGTAAAACAAAATCGCAAAAAACCAAAAAAGAACGCATGAAAAAAATAAAGAAAAGACAAAGGACAAAAGGGGAGCCATGGGCGCAGGGGGATACCGGATTAACCTACTCCGTATATAGGAATCTCAAGTGCTATTTTGTTATGGCAACTTTGTAACATAATTAAAAAAAGCCTATGAAACAAGGCTTTTCTTAATTATGTTATTGGGTCGCACTTCAATTATGTTATTCACCTTGACCACCGTACAATTATGTTAGCGTTCACCTTCGGCTGATCTCCAGACCATTCGGTATTGATATTCAATTCCGTTATCTGATGCATCGGCTTGGCTTCGCTGTGGCGTTGGTGCTGACAGCCTGCGGACAACACCAACACCAATAACAATATTGACTTCCTGTACATCGTCGATCCTCCCTGTGACTACAGACAGTATCGACCAACCCACCGCAGACCTTTAACCCAACCAGCCACCACCCACCACATCGTAGTCCATATAAGCTACCTTCATCGTAGACTACAATGTCGTAGTAGGTCAGACCAATCAATCAGATCCTAATCAAGTAGCTGATCATTGCACATATTTGGTTTATCGCATATTGCGTAGGATCGACGATCTTGGCTTATGGTGGCTGTAGTC